TTCAATGAAGGTGTTCAAGCTATTATGTGTGAAAGCGCAGCACCAAAAGAAGCCTTAACAAGGTTTGTGGAAATGTATGGTATGGACAGATTGCATGAAGTTATATGTGAAGTTATATCTATCGCACAAGAAGGCGATGATATGGAAGGAACACTCACTAAAGAAAATGAAGATGGAACTCCTGTAGCATTAAAAAAAGGTGGATCTGTTGATACTATACCAGCTTCTTTAGAGGGTAAGCAATCTTACCTCCTTGCAGAAAATGAATACATAATACCAGAACCAGTAGTACGGGCTGTTGGTGGTGGTAATGTTGATGCCGGGGCAGATGCTTTTGATAGATTTATTGAAAATGTTAAGGCAGTTGCTTAATGAGAGCAGAATTAAAGGATGATATATCTCGATGTAAAAGATGGATTAAGAATGCTTTAAAGTTATTAGATACGCATAATTTTTCTGACATTAGACGAGGTATTTTAGATGGTAGATATATTTTATGGCCCGCACCTGATGGATGTTTGGTTACTGAGTTTGTAGAGTACCCCAAGATGAGAGTGTTAAATGTTTTTCTTGGTGGTGGAAAGTTAGAAAGATTGATTGACATGAGAGTGTCTATAGAAAATTTCGCTAGAGAAACAGGGTGTAAGAAGCTTTCTATTACTGGTCGGCAGGGTTGGTCTAAAGTTTTTGAAAAAAATGGTTTGGTAAAAGAAGCCGTTGTAATGTCTAAGGAGTTATAGTTATGGGTGGTGGCGGTAGTTCTAGACCTATGCAATCAACCTCAACAGTTACGCAGAGTAACTTACCTGAGTATGCAAGGCCGTATTTTGAAAGACTATTATCAAGAACGGAGTCTCAATCCTTAGAGGATTATATCCCTTATGAAAGCGCAAGACTGTCAGGTCCTGCTGCTGATACGCTTGCGTCAGAACAGTTAACAAGAGATATATCTGCTGCTCCTGCACCCGGAATTGACACTGCTTATCAAACATTTCTTAATCAAGCACAAGGTTCTAATCCTTTTAGAGCAGGTATAGCTGAGTATTATGATCCTTCTATGACAATGGGTAGGTATCAAGATCCTTACACAGCAGGTATTGCTCAGATGTACGATCCGAGAAGCCAGTACCAATCCTATATGAATCCTTATATAGAAGGTGTTCTTGATGTTCAGCAGAGAAGAGCGCAAGATAGATTTAATGAAGGGCAAGCAGCAAGAGATTCTCAGGCTGTATCCGCAGGTGCTTTTGGTGGCTCCAGAAGGGCTGTAGTCGATAGACTTGCTAGGCAAGATCTAGATCAGAATTTACAGGATCTTGAAGCTCAGAATCTAGCAGCAGGATTTCAAGATGCTATGGGTAGGGCTGAACAACAACAAAGTTTCAGAACAAACCTATCACAGCAAATGTTTTCACAGGCACAGCAAAGAGCCGCAGAACAACAAGCAAGACGTATTGCCGCACAAGAACAAGAAGCAGCAATGGCACAGCAATCTGCTCAACTTGCGGCTGGTCTTGATCCTGCATTACAAGAGTATGGTTTAGGCAGAGCAAGAGCAATGGCAGGCGTTGGTGAGTCTGTAAGGATGCGAGAACAACAATCTCTTGAAAGAGCTTACGAAGATTTTATCAACCAAAGAGATTACCCAAGGCAGAACTTACAGTTCTTGTCTTCAATATTACGTGGTGTTCCAATTACAGCTTCTTCTGAAGTTAGTCAGTACACTGCCCCTCCTAGCCCAGCAGCAACTCTTCTTGGGTTGGGGCTTGGTGGATTAGGTTTAACAAGAGGATAAAGATATGAGTGAGTCAGATTCCGCATTATACGCTGCTAATCAATTAAATTCTAAGATAAGAACTGATTCAGCTTTGAATAATATGCTTCGCTCTTTGATGGGTGAGAAGCAAAAAGCAACTGTTAGTCAAAGATTAAAAGAACTGTTTGAAGTAGATGATATTCTTGCCAAGCAAGATGCACCTATAAACACTGTGTATGACGCAAAACAACAGGCAATGGACAATCAAATAGCAATGTCTTTATCTAGTCCACTACCTCAATATGAGGCTTTAGATAGTAATCAAGAAAATTTATCTACTGCAATGATCAATACTAATGCTCCTAACACACGAGTTGAAAGAAGTATGAATGGTGGTCTTATGGCATTTTCTCCTCAAGCAAGAATGCAGCAAGGGTTAATGCAAACTTACAGACCTCCTATAAGAATGAATGAAGGTGGTATATTTAATTTTGATGATGGTCCTCTTAATCCTTCAGATGTGCAATTAAGAAGTAAAATAGAATCAAGAAGAAGAAAGATAGGGCAAGGATTAGATCCTAAAAATCGAAATGATTTCTACAAATTTTTTCAAACTTTAAAAACAGATGAAGAAAAAATAAATTTCTTAGGTGGTGATAGTGTTAATTTAGGTCAAGAATTTTTTCAAGAAATTGAAAAAAATAAATTTGATCTAGGAGATCTGTTATTTACTTCTAAAAATGCTCAAGATATTCAAGACGCAACAAAAGAAATTTTTGAGGATAAAAGTGATGATGCTAGTACTGAGGATAAAAGTGATGATGCTAGTACTGTTGTTCCTAGTGGTGGTAAAACAAGAACTGCACTTAACCTAAAAGGTTTGGAGGGAGTAGGTACTGATGGTCCTGATGCTTCTAAACCTGATAGTGGTACTGTTGTTCCTGAAGATAAAAGTGATGATGTTAGTACTGTTGTTCCTGAAGATAAAAGTGATGATGGTCCTGTTGATAAACCTATTGAACTTGTTGAAGGTACTGAGGAAGATTTAGCTGGGTTAGGTGGCACTTCAGTTGATAAGTTAGAATATTTTAAAAACTTATATACTAAAACAGATGAAGCTTCTAAAGGTAAAGGTCTATCTTCTTTCTTAGGAAACCTTGATAGAGAAGATTTATTCTCAATGGCACAAGGTATGTTAGGGGCAAAAACTCTTACTGAAGGGGTTGCATCAAGTTTAGGAAGCTATCTTAAAACTCAAGAAGGTAAAAAGAAACTTGCATCTGAAGCAAAAAAACTTCAACTCAGTGCAGATGATTTAGAACTTAGAAGGCAGCAAACGAAACAATTAGGAAAATATAGAGAAGACACGATAAGCGAAAGAGAACGAGATCGAGAAAGTGCAGAAGAAATAGCAGAAAAGAAACTAAAGAGTCAAAAACAAATAGCAGATAAGCGAAATATTACTGCAGTAGCAGTTGCTAAATTAAATTCTATCAACAAACCTGATTTGTTGACTAATGCTAGCATAGAAAATATTGAGAAGAATGTGATTAAAAGATATCCACATTTTTATGGAGGATCAGAAAAATGGGAAGAGTATGTAAAGAAAAACCCAGATGCATTTCCTAAAAGTCAATTTCCTTCAGGTCCTCCAGAATACGGAAAAAAAGAATTTTATGAACTACAGAGAGAGATTGTTGAAAATGTAACAAACGAATTTGTAAACACTTTTAGTATAAGTAGACCAAACATATCTCCTGGTGGAGCAGTTCCTACAGTAAATGATAGTGGAGAAGTCGTATCGTTGCAAAATACACCTTAATCATAATAGATAAAAAAAACAATTATGCCTCAAATAAATTTTAAAAATACTCTTCTTAATGTTCCTGACACTATTGCAGGGAAACCTTTTTTAGAGGCTACAAACGCTGAAAGATTAGATTTTTTAAATTTAGTTGAACAGAAAAACCCTGGTATTTTTGATCAAGAACAAGAGATAGATTATTCTTACGATGCAGGAGAAGATCAAGATGTCGGTATGGGTGAAGGACTTGTTAACGCTCTTGGTAGGGGTATTAATCATTTAACTACTGGTCTTGCTATTAATGCAGAGAGAGCAGGTATAATAAGCCCAGAAACTGCTGCCGAACAAGTAGCACAAGACGCAGAGGATATGGCACAGTATCCTATGAGTGAATCTGTAGGATCAGGTTTAGAGGAGATACAAAAAGCAGAAGGTTTTGGAGATAGTGCTTTGGCTATTATTCAAAATCCCGGTGCAGTTGTTGATGTTGCAGTTCAAAGTTTAGCGAGTTCGATACCCTCTATTGCAGGAATGATTGGTGGTGGTCTAGCTGGCTTTGCTGTTGGTGGTCCAATAGGGGCAGCTATAGGAGCCGTTTCAGGATCTGGTTTAGGATCTTATGGCGTTGAGTGGGGTAGCACTGTAGCTCAAGAAATGCAGAAAGAAGGCATAGATCTTGATAGCTATGATGAAGTTAAAAACTTTTTAAACGATGAAGCTAAAATGAAGAAGGCAGGTGCTTTTGCAGAAAGTAGAGCTATACCAATAGCTGTCTTTGATGGCATCACTGCTGGTGTTGCAGGTAGATTAGTAAAGCCTGTTTCAAAAATAGTTGCAGGTTCAGCATTATCTGAAAGTGCTGAGATAGCTGCTAAAGAAGCAGGTAGGAAAGCCAGACAGAAAGTTATAGACAATGCTTCTTTTCTTATGAAAAGAGGAAAGACTGACGATCAAATAGCAAAGATAGCTGCGAGAGCAGAAGTTAAAGCTAGTGATACTGTAAGAAGAAAATCTTTAGGAAGATTAGCAGTAGGTGTTGGTGTTGGAGCAGAGCTTGGTGTGCAAGCTGTTGGTGGTGGCGCAGGAGAAGCTTCGGCACAAGTAGTTTCTGAAGGTGCTATAACATCACCTGGGGAAGTCTTGCTTGAAATGTTTGCGGAGTTACCATCAGGTGCTGTGGAAACAGGTGTTGGTGTAATGTCAAACCAAAGAAATATGGCAAAACTTAAAAAAGCTAAAATATTAGATGAGAATGTTATTAACAATAGTAGTGTGGAACTAGATAAAGCAGATGCAAACGCTCCAGTAGGAGCAGCCATAATGCAGTCCATACCTAATTATACTGGTGGTGCAAACGCGATATTGTATGGTGATGTTGATAATAATATTGTGGGTGGATTTGAACAAAATGCTATTAACCTTATTAATGCTAATCTAAATAATTTTGAATCTGATACGGACACTGTAAGTGTACAAGATAATGAAGATGGAACTTTTGATTTAGTTGCTAGTTTTGGAAAGCTTACTAATTTAAAGTTTAACAATAAAGATGTTGCTGAAAAAACAGCATTAAATATTAATGAAAATTTAACTACTTCCTTAAAAGATAAGGAAAGGAACTACGATTATATAACTGCAAGAAATGAACTGATTGAAGAAGAGGTTAAAGCTAAAGCAAAAGCAGATGGCAAAACTAAAAACTTTAATTTAATAAAATCTTTTAACGAATTTGACCCTAGATTAATCTCAGAAAAAGAAATCCAAGAAAGAATGGAGCTTTTAAAACCTTTGGTTACTTTAACTGAGTTTGAAAAAGCAAGAAAAATAGTTATAGCTGAAAAAAAATATGATAGAAATATTCTTAGAGTAAAAATGAAAGAGCAGGGTATTGAATTAACAAATAAACAATCGACTCAAATTCAAAAAATGTTAAGGTTACAAGGAGTTTTAAAACAAACTGGTAATTTTGTTTATGCAACTTTTGATCCAAGAGGTCAAAAACAACTTACAGTTAGCAGAGATGCTGAAGGATTAATAGCTGCACAGAAAGAAAATAAATCAATAACAATAGATGAAGACGCAAAAAAAATTATGGAGGAGGCTGTTAAAAAGGCTGCTGAAGAGGCTACTGCAAAGGCTGACGCAGAAAATGTTGCAGGAGTTTCTCAAACAACACTTGGTGGTACAGATGGTGAATCAGGAAAAAATTCTAATAGACCTAAAGAAACTGTATATTTTGATGACGACAGTCCTTCTTTAGATATTTCTAGTCTACCTGAAAAATCAAGAAAAAAATATTTAAACACTCAAGAAATCTATAGGGCTTTGCCAGGAGGTATGAGAGTAGGAGTGCTTACAGAACTACGTAAAGCTGCTAAAACTACTGAAGAAAAAAATACATTCAAAATAGAAATTGACGAGATTCTTGCTCAACAAAATGAGGTTAGAGATAAGGAGGTTAGAGATAAAAAAAATAAGGCAGCAGATGCTGCAAAAAAAACAGCTGATTCTCTTGACGCACAATATAAAGCTATATTAGATAATTCTATATTAGAAGAAAAAGTGAATAAACTAGGTCCAGAAGATAAAGTTTATTCTTCAGAGAATATCAAATCAAAATTAGATAAATCATTTTCTCAAAAAGCAATAGATATTGCTAACAGCAAATTATTTTACCATGAAGAATTTTTATCTAAGTTTAGTGAAACTTTTTTACCTAGATTAATAGAAAACTTTAAAACTATTACATCAACATCAGAAACATCAGATAAAGATTTTGATGTTGCAATTAATTTTGTTCGGTCTATTGAAGGAACAGATAGTAGTAAACCTACTGCTTTGTTAAGGGAGCAGGAAGGTAAAATTATTATTGATATTGCTGCTGGGGCTTTAGGTACAACCAACACTAAAAAACAAGAACAGATTATTGCTGAAATAATACAAGAAGAAGGTTTTCATGTTATTACAGATTTAGCAGAACGAGAAATGGGACCTTTAAGTAAAGGGGATATAGTTAGCTTAAGAAAGTTTGTAAGAAAAGCAACAGATCCACAAGATAAAAGCAAAACTTACTATGATGTTGCTAAAGAAAAATATAAAAATAATGATAGGTATCAATCAAGTGGAAAACTTAATGAAAAATTAATTGAAGATGAAGCTATGGCTGCTGCTTATGTTCAATACATTGCTGATGGTTCTATAAGTAGTGCAAAAGAAGAAATGTTGTATGGAAAAATAAAACTTTTCATGAGATCTATTTTAGACGCTTTAAAAAATACAAAAGTAAAAAATATTTTTCAAAGAATATCAGATGTTACTGATGTTGATGGCGGTATTGAAGCATCTACACTTAGAAGAAATAAAAAAGTTGCAGTAGATAAATTAATAAATCTTTCTAATACTAAAGAGGGAGTAGTTTTTTCAAAAGAAGAAATAAATTCTATTAAAAATCCTATTGAAAAAGAAATACAAGAAAAAATTAATGGAGGAAAAATTAGTCAAGAAGCTGGAGAGGCTGCTTTAAACATATTAAAAGATTATAATCCTAATAGCCGTGTTTCTATTAGAAAATTATTTGATGAAACTAAAAAAATAATTAATGAAAGAAATAGTGTTGTTAATAGCGAAACAAGTAGATTTATAAAAAATGCAAAGAAAAAATTCGGCATAGGAAAAAATAATTCAACCGAAACTGTAGGGTCTACTATTCTTGATAGAGTTTATGGCAATACTTGGAATAAAAAAATAGCTGAAATAGGTTTAAGGTTTAGAGAAGCTTTTATTAACGATCTTGATTACGCTTCTAGATTGGATAAAGTGGTTGCCTCCGCAGAGGGTGATAGAATGGCTGATGTCAGTTCTCATGCTGCTTTGCAGATGGCAAAAAATGCTGCGGCTATTTTAAGTGGTGCATTAAATATAGGTGTGCCTAATTATCTTTCTTCTAGTCAAAGAGGAAAAGGTTTTATTAGTAATCAACCTTTTACAGAAACGAAAGATGGTAAAGAATATAATATTGGTGGGTTGATAGACACTGTTTTAAATGATGTTATAGAGAATGGCACTGAAGAAGATTTTCAATTATACATGGTAGCTCAAAGAGAGCTAGAGATTCATAATAGTAATGAAACACAACGTCTTAATGTAATGAGTGCAGACGAAGCTCAATCTTATATTAATGAATATAATAATACACATCCATACTTTGGAGAAACAGCAATAAAATTAAATATGTATTTTAATAAACTTGCAGATTTTCAAGTAAACGCAGGTGTTTTAAGTAATAGTAAAAGAGAGGAATACAAACAATCTTTATTCTATATTCCTATGTACAGAGAGGTAAGCAATAAATCTAATAAAACATTTAATCCAACAATAGATGAACCAGTTAATATTTTGTCAGATAGTATTGAACTAGGTAGCCAACCTTCTAGCTACAAAGCTCCATCAGGTAAAAGAAAGTTAAAAGCAGGAGCCGGGAAAGTATACAGGATCTACTTTAGTAATGGAGATGTTAGTAGTAGTTTCTTTAGAAATATGGCAGAAGTTGAAGCTTACATAAAAGAGCTTAAAGGATCTGGAAATTTTGATGTAAAAGAAATGTCTCTCGTTGAAACAGGGCAACCTGTTTCTAATATATTTAATAATCTTATTATTAATATGAGTGAAGCTATTGAAGCATCAGCAAGAAACATAGCTACTCAAAGAGTAGTTAGGGATGCTTTAAAACTAAACACAATAACTCGCACCAGTGAAGATGTTATCGAAGGAGTAGCAGGGGCAACTCGCAAGAAAAAGGGTGATCAAGGCAACACTGTTTCTGTTTATGTTAATGGTGAAGAAAATAAATTTATTATGCATGACCCTATGTTGTTTCAGATGTTGACATCATTAGATGATCCAAGCGTATTGGGTGATGGTTTTTTATCTAAGCTAGGTACACTTCCTGCTAATGCTTTAAGAGAGCTTGTGACTAAAGACCCAGGGTTCATGTTGGCAAATTTTTTCCGTGATTCTTTAAGTGCTTATGTTACAAGTGGTAGAACTAATGCTCCTTTAGTTGACTCAATTAAAGGATTAGCATCTGCTGTAGGAAACAATTCAAGTGCAGAGGCTTTAAGGAGGGCTGGTATTAAAGGTGGTTTTGATTGGAGTAAGTCTGGTGATAGTGATGCAATCAAAGAAGTAGAAAAAATAATTAATAAAACTTTTCCCGGTAGAAAGAAGTCTACTTTAAAAACTGTTTCTTCTCCTTTGAGATATCTTTGGGAAAAATTAGATAAGGGAACTGAGAACTCTGACCTTGCAACAAGAATAGCTGTATATAACGATGTGTACGCAAGAACAGGCAACGAGGCTCAAGCTATATGGGAAGCTCAAGAAGTATTAAATTTTAGAAGGCGTGGAAAGTATATGAAGGCAGTGACTGCCATCATTCCATTTTTAAATGCTAGGATTCAGGGTTTAGATATTCTTTTTAGAGGGTTCACTGGTGATGCAGCATCTTCAAATGCAGAGCTTACAAGAGAAAGAGTAAAAAAATTAGCATTCTTTAGGGCTTCTTATTTAATTGGTTTTACAAGTCTGTTGTGGTTTATGCAATACGATGATGATGAATGGGAACTTATAGAGGATTCTAAAAGAGATAACAATTGGATTATATTAGGTAAATATTTTGGCAGACCTGATAGCTTTATATCTTTACCTATTCCTTTTGAAATAGGTTTATTAACTAAAACTATTCCTGATAGAATACTAAGTTATTACTTAGGCACTGATACATCAGCAGATTTAAAAAGATCTTTTGGTTCAGCTTTATTTGGGACACTAGGAGTTGGTTTTCCAACTACTATTCAACCTATTTTAGAAACAATGACTAATTATAACTTCCTTACAGGAAGAAAGATACTGAGTGATTATGAGCAGAACTTAGATCCTTCAACTGTCGTTAGACCATCAACATCAGAGCTTGCACAAAAAGTAGCATCTCTTACAGGCTACACACTTACTCCTGTAGAGGTTGATAACATTATTAGGGGTTACTCTGGCACGTTAGGTTTTCATGTAGTAAGAATGATAGATACTGTCTTACCTGATGATATCACAAAACCTTCTAGAAGAATTGAAGAGTATCCTTTCGTATCAAGAGTGTTTAATAATCTAAGTGGTGCTAAAGGTGTTACTGGTGAAATATATCAATTAAATAATAGTTTAACAAAGATTACTCGTGCTGTAAGAGACAATGAACACATGGGTAATTATGATAGAGCGAATCAAATAGAAGAGGATAATATAGACATTCTATCTTTTGAAAGTGAAATAAGGCGTTCTGTAAGAAACCTACAAAAGATTAACAAAAAATTAAAACTACTTAGTTTATCCAAGGGTGATTACTCTCAAGAGTTTGTTGATGAGGAAAGAAAAAATCTTGAGTTCGCAAGAAGGTTAGAGGGACAAAGAGTTAAGTTTATAAAAGAACAATTAAAGGCAAGAAAGTAATGGTTAATCAAGCAGATAAATTGAGGCAACAAATTAGAATGCATGAGGGTGTAGAGTATAAGGTTTATGAAGATACTGAAGGCATTAAGACTGTTGGTGTGGGCAGAAACCTGGAAGACAGAGGTCTATCTGATGATGAAATAGATTACCTTCTTAGTAATGATATAGATATATGCGTTAAAGAATTAGAACAAACCTTTGATTGGTACGATGATTTAGATGATATAAGAAAAAGAGTTCTTATAGACATGATGTTTAATTTAGGGATGCCAAGACTCAAAGGATTTGCTAATATGTTAAAGGCAATAGAAGCAGGGGCTTGGAAGAATGCTGCTGTTGAGATGCTTGATAGTAAATGGGCAGAGCAAGTAGGTAACAGAGCTAGTCGTTTATCAGAGATGATGGAATCTGGCACAGATTATATAGGATAAGATTATGGCAGGTGGTGGTGGCAATTATAATTTTTCAAATGCTCCTAGTTATGGGAATCCTAATTTAGGAACATTCCAAACAGGCATGGGTGGTGGTGGTTATTTACCTCCTACATCAGGCATGGGTGGTAGTTATTCACCACCATCATATGGATACATGGCTCCTCAAAACTTCACAGTGCAGACACCTAGTGGTATTGGCACTACTTCATCTCTTTCACCAGAAGCGCAAACAGTTCTTGAAAATGCCGGGGCTAATGTAACCTCACCTCCAGAAGCAGATCCAATCACAACACCTGATATGGACACAATGGCAAGCACAGCACCTGTTACAACAGCAAGCACTTCTTCTCCAGCGTTTAACAATATGAATATGGATTTCATAAGAAATGTTGCTTCAAGGTATCTAAGTCCACAGAGATTTTCATCTCCACAAAGATACGGAATTTCTCAATTCTCTGGAGGTCCTGGTAACTTTGGAAGAATGGGTGGTATGCTTGGGCTAGGTGGATTCCAACAGCCTTATTACTCTTCTTCAACCCCATCTATGGGTACGACTGCCTCTGACCTTGATGCCACTAATAGAGGTTATGGAGATATGTATCGTGCGTACAGAGGAATGGGTGGAACTGAAAGAGAGTTTGTTGATTCAGATCAGTTTAAAGATTTTGAAAATGTTTTGTTAGATCAGATATCTACTTTAGATGATAGAGGTAGATTAGAAAGTGACCTGTTAACACAGAGAGATCGTGCCGCTAGTGGTAGCATTTACTCTCCGTCTGCTCAAAGAGTGACAAACGCTATCCAAAGAAGAATAAATACTCTTCAACAAGCTCCGAGAAGACAAGAGAGTTATTTATCTGCACCTTCTTTTAGACCTAACTACAATACATATCAACCACAACCTTATACTAACCCAATGATGGCGTATAGGAACCAGTTTAGCCCTCAAATGGGCTACGGCAATCAGTATAATTCTAGGATGGGATACGGTAATCAATCTAACCCTATGATGGGGTATGGTCTTGGTGGAATGTCAAATAGATTTAGTAATGCGCCTAATCAATTTGCGAGTTCTATGTTTGCCAATGTTCCTAATTATTATACAAGGAGATACAATAGTCCTCCTCTTTACAGCACAACACCTGGGGCATATACCTATGGTTTAGGATCTATTGACAATGCTCCTACAGGCACTTCAAATACTGGGGTAACGGGTGGTCAGGATACAGGTAAGACGGCACAAGAAATAGCTGATATAGCTTCGGTAAAGGGTGGTAGTCTTTTCGGAGTTGACGGGTTAGTTCGGAACCCAGATGGTTCATATACTTATATGCCAACTAATCAGGAGATGTCAGCTTTTTTCCCAGAAGGAGGGGTACAACTCCCATCAAGTTTTGATGTTACTCAGTTGACAGGATATGACCCGGCTCAAGCTGAAGAAGAAACAACTGAAGAGACTACAGATACAGGAGGACCTGATGTGGATACATCTGCTTCTGATGGGACTGTAGATCTTACGTCTTTTGGAGATGATAATTTAAGCTTAACACAGCAGTTCTCAAAAGAAGCAGCAGCCTTTGAGGGTGGAGAGAGTGCCTTTGTAAACAGTCCTAGATTTATGGAATTTGAAGGTGCTTTAATAAGACAGTACATAGATAAATCTCCTGAAGAAGTAAGGGCAGAAGCTACTAGACAGCTAGAAAGATCTAACGCTGGTGGAATATACGCACCATCAGCCAAAAGGATTTACGATTCTCTTAACTCTTACGCTACATCAAGAGGTGCTTAATGTCTGATGTTGAAAAACTAATAAAGAAGGCTAAAAAACAAAAAGAAAAAATACTTGATCAAGAACAGATAATAAAAGAACAAACCGAAAAAATTAGAAAGCAACTAAACAAAATTAATTTAGATGGAAAGTTAGAGTATTTCAAATGAATGAGAATATACCTGACAAAAAAATCTATCAGTCTAATCGCAGGTATATGTGCTGGTGTTTATTACTTGCAATGTTAGCAACGACTATAGCAACTCTTCTTTATCCTGCTCGAATGGCTGAAGCAGAGAGTATTATTATGACGCAATACCTTGCAATGTCAGGGGTTGTGGGTGCATACTTTGGTTTCACTTCTAATAGGAAGAAGTAATGGCTGTTAAAAAGAAAGCTAAGAGTAAAGTAAATGAGGCAGGTAATTATACTAAACCTGCAATGCGAAAAAGATTGTTTAGTAAAATTAAATCAGGAACTAAGGGTGGTAAAGCAGGTCAATGGTCTGCTCGTAAAGCCCAGATGTTAGCACAACAATATAAAAAAGCAGGAGGTGGATATCGTGGCTAAAGGTGTACCGCATTACTTTAAAGATGGTAAAGAACACAAGGGTGGTCTTCACAAAATGCCTAATGGACAACTACATTCAGGCACAACACATACAGCAAACAGCAAGAGACTCTTTCATAAAGATGAGCTTTCTCTTTCTGTACAAAAGAAATTAAAAGATAGCCCAAAGAAGAAATCAAAAGGAAAAGCAAGTGGCAAAACAAAAGTCACAAAAAAGTCTTGATAAGTGGACTAAACAGAAGTGGAGAACCAAGTCTGGAAAGCCCTCCACACAGGGCAAGAAGGCTACTGGTGAACGCTACCTACCTGAGAAGGCTATAAAGTCTCTCAGCAACGCAGAATACGCTGCTACGACTAGGAAGAAAAAGAAAGATACCAAGAAGGGTAAGCAGGTTTCTAAACAACCTAAGAAGATTGCCAAGAAAACTAGGAAGTACAGGAAATGAGTTTAACAGATTCAGAAAAGAACAGACTAAAGAAGGTGGGTCTTAAAGGTTTAAACAAACCTAAGATGACACCATCACACAAGAGTAAGAAAGCTGTTGTCGCTGTACGAGATGGTAGTAAGGTTAAGGTTATACGCTTTGGTGCTAAAGGTATGGGGCATAACTACAGTCCTGAAGCCAGAAAGTCTTTCAAAGCCCGGCATGGAAAGAATATTAAGAAGGGTAAGACATCAGCAGCATACTGGGCGAACAAGGTATTCTGGCGTGGTCCAAGTGCAAGAAAGAAATCTCCTCCGAAGTCTCAGAAGCATAGGTTCGGTTAATGTTTATAGATAGTTATCCTCAATATATACAGCGTGTTACTAATGCAAAGCTAGATCTGACAGGCACAGGGGTTACTGTATTGTACACTGCACCTGCTACAGTTTCTTTCGTTATTGTTAACTCTATCTTAGTGTCTGAGGATTCTGGTAATGCCGATACTCTCACCCTCACATTAACAAATGGGTCCGATGTGTTTAGTTTGTTTAAAGTAGCGGCAGTAGGAGCTAACGGCACAGTGGAATTACTAACAAGAGATCTAGTGCTTCAACCATCAGAGATATTAAAAGCAACAGCAGCTACAGGTAATAGACTTCATGTCGTAGCAGGGGTGCAAGAGTTTGTACGTTCAGTGTCTGGCAGTGTAGGATTATAGGAGTTAGTATGGATGAAAACATTTACAGTTATCGTTGCAAACTTGTACGGGTTGTTGATGCTGATACCAGTGTTGTTGATATTGATCTCGGCTTCGGTGTACATCTCAACAATCAGTATATTCGCTTTTATGGTATTGATACTCCCGAATCTCGTACTCGAAACCTTGAAGAGAAAGCTCTGGGGTTGGCTGCAAAAGCAAGAGCCAAAGAACTCCTGCCCAAAAAATTTATTATGAATACATATAAAGATGGAAAAGGAAAGTTTGGCAGGATACTAGGCAGACCTATCTTAGAAGATGGGCGTGATGTGTGTGAGGTTTTAATCTCAGAGGGTCACGCTAGACCTTACTATGGTGGAAAGAAGGAGTCTTGGACATGATCTTTGGAAGTATAGTATCGGCAGTCGGTGGCATAGCAACCAGTTACCTACAAAATAAAGTAGAACAAACAAAAGCAGCAGGTGAATTGAAAGTTGCTATCGAAAAACGTAAGACAAAGATGGCAACAGGCGAGATAGACTGGGATCAAACGATGGCTGAAGCCTCGAAAGACTCTTGGAAAGATGAATGGATACTAGGACTCTGGTCGATACCATTAATACTTTCATTTACAGGAGAGAAGGGTGTTGAGATTGTAATGAAAGGGTTTGAAGCTTTAGATAAAGCTCCGACCTGGTACACTGCAAGTCTTGGCGTTATAGTGGCTGCAAGCTTCGGTGTAAGAAGTGCCGCAAAGTTTTTTAAAAAATAAAAAGGAAAAATATAATGGCTGTTAAGAAAAAGATAGAAAAGATTTTAAGTAAGA